CGACGCAAAGTAGGGTTTGTTTTTTGTAGTTCTTTCAGCGCTGCTTTCACGCCATAAACCTGTATGGATGTTGTGGCCGGCATTACCTGCTCCGTTGTTGTTGTTGTTCCTTTAGAACAGTAACAACCGTTTGGAGATCCCTTGTGTCAAATTCGACGTGCGGTGGCCACCAACTTACTGCAACCAGCATCTCTGCTAATTGCCGTCTGTAAGTTCCGCGTCCGTAGGGTTTGGGTTAGTTTGATCCGATACCGGAATGATTTCCAGTTCAGGGTTTTGTTCTAGCCAATCCATGTAATCGTCTGGGAGTTTTTCTCCTCGAGTGCGAAGCATGGTGTATGCCATGAACGTCCAGTCGGATAATCGCGCAGCGTTGACTAGGTCTTGGATTTTGCGGTTGAATTTTTCTTCCCATTTGGCAATGCAGAAAAGCGTTGTGTAGATGTATTCAGGTTCAGCGGATGCGGTCCGCTTTACCATCAGTTTAATTCTCATGGTTTCTCCTTGTGTCGGGCCGAGGGTCGGCCAGAATTATGCGACGCTGTATACGCCACCGGTGAACGTGATGTCCACGGTGGAAAGTTCGCCTAGTGAGGCGTTCACAACTGGTAGCGCCTCAAGATAACAGCCGGTCAATGTGAAAGTTTTTGTCGTTGCGCCATCAGTTACACCAGCAACCACCGTTGTGGTTGTTCCCACTAGTGCTGCCAAAGTTTGATAAGTTTCTGAGCTGATGTATGACTGGTAGAGGGTCATGGTGCATTCGTTGTTGAAAAGTCCCGCGGTGTATTTGCGCGACGTGTCACCAAATGCCGTCGCTTCCAACTGTTCTTTGGTATTGGTAAATACCACGTTTGTTGCCTGATCCAACAGACTTACGGCGTTTACAGTAAGGGTGCTTAAATTCGAGAGATAGGTGCTGGTTGCCATGTGGGTTACTCCTTGGGTTCTGATTTGACTTTAGATGATTTGGTTTCTGTTGCGGTGGATATGAATCCGCCCTCGAGCAAAGCGCCAATGTTGATCCCTTCGTCTGGAATGAACTCATCGCCGATCTTGCCGACCTTGTCTGACTGGATTATGTATTTCATGATGATTTTGCTTCCATGTAGATCTGTAGTTCGTATGCCGGATACAACGCGCCACCAACGTCTAACGATGTCGGTCTGCCTTCCATGACAGCGAGGTTAGCCCCCATGATCTTGGCAGCAAGGTTAAGTAGCGTTCGCTGGGCATCCAAGTTGAAAGGCCCTGGCACAAGTACCTGAACAGGAAACACCAGCTTCCAGCGTTTGTTGGTCATTAGTGGAGTGGTAAAGGTTGGGGCATTAACGAACGCGCAAGGCGGACGCATATTCCGTGGATCAGTTACCACCTGTAATCCTGAGATTGTCCCCAGACTCGTTACAAGGTCGTCTAAGGCCTCGTTGAGAAGGTCTGTGTATGCGGCAGCCATTAGGCCACCTGAGGCCTAGAAACGCCTAACAACTGCATCACAATGGCGGACAAAGCAACGGTTGGGTTTGAGCCCATTTCGTTAAACGATGAGAACGTGTCAACGGAACCGCGTTGGCGGTAAAGCGCAGCTGCATACATGATTGTCCCAAGTAGCACATCGTCCGAAGGGTGAACCGAGGCTGAGTCAATGTACCCAGACTCTTGACGACGACGATAGGCAAACTGGTTTGCAGCGCTTACGCAACGGGTGATGTATGTTTCGTCATCTGCCGACGCAACAGGAATACCCAAATAATTGAGCACTTGGTTATAGGTGCACCATGTACATGTGACGCCGAAGGTGATCGTTCCAGACGCTGCTCCTCGAAGGACATCTGAACCGGTGCAAGCGTAAAGGACTTGGTTGAGATATGTCTCGACTGGTACGTCAACATCAAATTGAAGATCGCCTTGATCGTCTACGCCAATGAATTTGTAAGCAGGTAAAGCACGAACAACAAAAGTTCCGTTGAACGGAGTACCGACGCTGGCGACAGTGATACTGCCACCAACGACGATCTCGTTGTTTGTGAGGGTTTGCAGTACCGCGTAGTTATCGGTTAACTGCTTGCTGATTACTGTGAGCGTTGCCATGGCGGTTAAGCCGCCTTTCGACTAAGCCTGGGTGATCTTGCGGATCATGCCACCGATTGCTGCAAAGGTGGACACGTAGCCATGGTACGAGAATTGACGACCAAGAGTTGAAGGCAACTCTACGCTCATCATTCCGCGCTGTGCTTCGTACACTTCGTAAGCGTCGCCCATGCCGGTTCCTACGCGGGTGATGATCATGGTCTTGGCAGCGAAGTTGCTGTCTACGACGATCTGCAAGCCGAGTGGGGTTCCGTTCCATGAACCTGCGTCGAGGTTTCCAAGTGCGTTCTGACCGGTGAGGCCTGCTCCGATGAATGGGAACAATGGACGACCTGTGGAGTCTGCGATCTGTCCTAGTTGACCCCATACGTCTGGGCTGACGAACAAGTGTGTTGGCATCCAGTTGCGGTTGGTTGCAACGTCTACTGCTGCGTCGTAGATGGACTTCATCAAGTCTGCTGCAGTGAGGTCCCATACACCTGACGAGGTTGCTGCGGTGAGCAAGTTGTCAGCTGCAAAGTTGTCGGTTGCAAGCATATATTCGCCCATTAAATCGTTCAATACGAGTTGCATACTACTCGGCGAAGTGAAATCGACGTCCTGTACCGACAACGAAACTTGACCAGCAAAAGTTGTTTTTGTGAGCGTGTTTGAAGCGATCACCATGGTTGTTGCGGACACTGCATCAAATTCTGACGACTGTGCAGCAACGCTTGTGTGCGTGGTAATTGTTGGGCGAACAAAAGTTTTTGATGCACCGCCGTCTGGGAATGCTCGAGCGCCTACAGCCTGAATGACTGGACGCACAAAGTTAATGTCCTGTACCAATGGTCCGAGCACGGGGACTCCCAAGAGGCCAGGTGTCGACGTGGTAGCCACATCGCCTGCTGCAAATTCAAATGCACTCTTGTTTTTGTTTTGTGCTGCTTGGTAAGCGGCGTTTACGTCTGCCCAAATTTGTCCACCGCGGTGGTATGCAGCAAGATATTCACCTGCTGATGGCATACGGAATTCGCGTTTTGGTTCAGCAAAAACGATTGCCGATGCTGGCACTTGTTCTGGCTGTGGTGCTGATGCTGATACTTGTTCCATGACTTCTTGCTCCTGTTCTGGGACTTCTGTTTCTAGATTACTTATTTCTTCTACTGGTTGGTGGATACTTTCATCTGCGGTCGCGGCGACCGAAGCGATGTTGGAAAGATCACCAAAAGCGGCGATCGGAACTAGCGATAATTCGGTCCATTGTGCAGCTTCAATGATCATTGTTCCGTTGTCGTCATAATGCCATTTTGTTGGGTTTATACCCACCGAAACTTGGTCAATGGTGCCATCGCCGGCCATGGTCAAAGCATCATTTCCGAGAGATGTTGCGCTGATCTTGGCTGAAAACATCATGCCCTGCGGAGTGTTTACGCGCTCCGTGACAACACCTACTGGCATTGACGAGTCGTGGTACATGAACAGTCGAGGGTTTTTGCCGTCAACTGGGAGCGATCCTTCTTGGAAGATGACCGATTGGCCACCGGATACTTGGGCTTCTACGCCGTAAGGGACTGCGGTTCCGCTGATGGTGCGACGTGGTGTGCCGTTTGCAGCTGCAGCGTCAACACCAAAGTCTGATGCAATTAGTTGGATCATTTCATTACTCCGTTCGTTGACGATGGTATCTGAACAGTGTTTCCTGTTGGTGGCATTTCGTTCATGTCGGCCATGTGATCTTCTTCTTCTTCGCCATAGGTTGAAGTGAGGTAGTCGTCAATGTCAAAACGGACATATGTTCCGCGCGGTAGCACGTTGTTTTGGCTCAGTGTTTGTTCAATGCAATGCGCGTATGGCTGTACACCAAATGCCCAAAGGTCTTGACGTGCACCTTGGTTTGTTGCGTACGAGTATGAACCGATGGAAACACCGGCGAGGTATGGCGGAATGTTGCAAAGTCGCGCACATTCCAATGCTTGGAAATCTGTGGCTTCGGATAGCAACATTTTTGATGGGTCGCTATTCACTGATTCGTAAGTGACGTATTGGTTGAGCGCTGCGGTTTGATTTGTTGCTCGAGCCACGTTAAATGACGCTGCAAGGTCCGCAAGTTCTTGACCTGACAACGGTTCTCCACCTGTTTGGCGGAGGATGCCGGCAGGGATTGCGGAGTTTGCGTTGCGTAGTCGCGCAGCTTCCAATTCGAGTGCGGTTTGGATCACGGTTGGCGATTGGTAAATGATTCCTTGGATTGGTGAAATAAATTGAATTACATCTTTTGGATCCAGTTGTCCGCCTTGAAAGTAAATGTTTTGTGATGGTCCGAATCTGACCGGACCTTGCTGATCGGTGAGGGTCACCATGGCGGCAGGCAAACGGGTAAATTTCGCAGGCCAACCGTCAGCGGTGTATTCGGTGATGTACCAGAATGCTGATCCATAGAAAAACAAATCATCAAAAGTCCATGACATGGTGAACGAATACGTCACTGATGGATCTGGTTGTTCCATCCATGTGCGTGGCGCAATTTCTATTTCTTCAAGATCGCGCGTAGTTTCATTCCAACGCTTTTGATATGCCTCTAACGGAACACATCCAAGGACTGATGCCATCAGATCTCGAGCGCGTGAAATTGTTGGTACGCGCATCGCATTACTACGTGCGGCGCCGTCAAAGTAGCTGTAATAGTTGCCGATCATGTTCACGCCGGCGTTCTGACCTGAGTATCCGCCAGGGTATATTCCGCCACCAACGGCAGCTGCTTTTACTTCTGCTTCCGCGTACGGAGAGATCGCTGCTTTAGTTGTTTTGTTGAATAGACCCATGGTTTTAGTTTGCCATCTTTTCGTGCTGGTAGGTGGCATTGGCCCGGGGGGAACTATCCGATCCCGACGAAAGGTAGTCTGCGGGCCAATGCCGATTAGACATTAGCGAGTTGCCATGACGATCATGGGTTTTCCGTCTTGTTGTTTTGCTGCCATTGCAGCTGCCCAAACCATGCATCGCGCGAGCGAGATGTCGCCTGGAGAGCGTTGACTTGACAACGATAAATTCCCCTCTGACTTGACTGCAACTGCGCGTTGTACGTGTTCAGCAAGTTGTCTTGAGCCGTCATGAACCAACAATTTTTCGCCAATCATGTTTCGCACTATGCCCGTCCAGCGTTGTATTTCTCCGTAGCCAACTACTTGTTTTCGTGCTTCGTGACGTGTTGGCCAGTGCACGTCAATGGATGGGCTGATCAGAAACTTGCAGGTTGAAGCAAATTTGTCTGCTTCGGCAAGCATTTCTTGGTAGGTGTCGGTTACGAAAGCAACGGTGGCGAGCACTCGACGGTCTTCCAATTTGACGCATCGTGTACCGAAATATCGTGAGTCGTCTAGTGATACTTCTATGGCCACATATCCGCCGTCTGGAATGTCGCCGGCATATTCAATGGATGGCCATATGCCAGGGGCAAGCCATCCTTGATCTGATGCGACCCAAAGGTTGCAAGCAGCGCGAAGAAATTGTGCACGGTTCGGGTTCATGGATTCAGCCCTCAAAGTTTCAGGGGTGATGGTTATCCCTAACGCTGGGTTACCCCATGACCATGTGCTTTCCAAGTTAACGTCAAGGGATGGATCGGGTGACCACTCAGCGAAATAGAACGATCCGGGCTTTCCTTGATCTATGGCTCGGAGACCCTGTTCCCGCCAGCGAAGCATCACGCTCGAGGATTCTGTGCCGGCAGTGGACCACATTGAAAGCATTGGTGAACGCCTTGCGCGTTGGGACGGGAGCAGACCGCCGTCTACTGCTTCGGATGATATGTCCCAAATTTCGTCTGCAATGATGAGGTCGTTGCTAGTTCCGTGACCAACATTTGGCTTTGCTGCACGAATAATCCAGCGCGATCCGTCCGGCATGGTGGCACTGTTACGTCCGTAGGCCTTGACAAGTTTGGCACCAAAGCGAACCTCAAGAATGTCGCTCAATAAATCAAACAGGGTTACTGAAAGATCCAACCTGTTGGCGGTCGTAAGGACCATTTGTTTTTCCCCGCGCAATTTTGGCATTTCTGTCAACCACCAACCAACAAGCGCAGCAAGCGCGGTGGATTTTCCGTTCTGACGCGCAGTAGATACCAATGAAACTCGATGCAACAAATCACCGTTTGCGTCATGAGCCAACTGGCCGCGCAAAACATGAATCTGCCAGGGCATGAACTCAATATCCATATGTTCTGAAGCCCAGTTCGCCACAGCATCCCCATACGTACCAGCCATTTCCGGAGCAGGGGTTTCTAATCGGGGAAGATCGTGATCAGTTACGGCCAGTTCCGACCGAACCGGTTCGGATAAGACGAAAAGAGGGGCTCGGGGTGAGTTAGGAGTGCTAAAAAAATCTGTTTTGTTCTTTGTCATTGCAACTTTGCGTGATTGCATTCGTTGTGCTGTCTTTCGGTTGACGTATTGTGCGCCGCGTCGACTGTTGCATGACTTACACGATGGGACCATAGTCGTATGGTCACCGCCGGCGTCTTGCTCAATGAGGTGATCCGCTTCGGTTGCTACTCCACCGCACCAGTGACAGTCTGGTGAGGATGCGAGTAGGTCGCGTCGTGCTCGT